TCTTCCCATTTGTTCTAATGAGAATCCTTCGATAGCTTGCTTATATCTATTTTCATAATATTGCAACATATCATTTGGACCCTTCAAAAATCCATAAGCCTCAACTAGGCAAGCATATAATAAACCATTGGGAAACTGTTGGCTTAGATATGTGTTAGCAGTTGTAGCCGATAATCCAGTTGGTTTCAAGATATAATTTGCTTGTACGTTATAAGCTTGATCTGGTGTAGGAGCTACAATAACTGTATTTTCATCCCAGTTAGCATAATATTTAGGTCTTCCTGTAGTATTTTCTTGGTTATATTCATTAATAAAAGATACATCTCTAACATCTAAAAAACCTATATCTCCATTAGTATCAAATATCTGTACAGATCTTAAAATTAAACAATTATCAGGAACAGTAAAATATTTTTGAGTTACAACAACTGAAGCTGTTGCATATTTTCTATTGTTATCAGAATCTACATCTCTTAATATTCTAAACTCCGCATCAGAAATAAATCCATCAATAATAGTAGCCGTTAATACATTAGAATCAACTTCTGTGTAATTTCTTATTTTTGTAACTAATTCTGTGTATGTCATATTAAGCCTGTAGTGTTACTGGACCTGCAGAACATTGTGCTCCACCACCAGCTATGTTTCCATTTGTTGCCGTATCCGTACTTCTAAAATAAAAATAATTTAAAGTATCACTTACAATACCAGATGAATTAATAAATCCAACTGTAATAGTAAAACCATTTGGATTAGATATATCTGTAACACCATCAAATGAAGGAACTACATCAAAAGAATCTTCTCTAGAAGGAGTACCAACAGTATTAACTTCAGGTGGTCCTCTAAATCTTACAATGTTACCAGTAGATCTACCATGATCTTCAGAATAAACATTGATATAAGTATTGCCAGCGTATTTAGTAGTTATAAAAGGATTTAAAGTTAAAGCTATAATTACTGGTGGTTCCATTCTATCAGGATGTGCATATCTTAATCCTTGTGGATCAGCTGTAGTTGGTTTTGGCTCTAATTGAGGTTGTTTTGGTTCATATTCAGAAGTATGTACCCATGAACCATTCCATTCTTGAACCATTTCTTGGTATGGAAATCTACAACCAGAACGGTCAGAGATCATGTAAGCAAATCTACCGCTGGAGTTCTTAGACATTTGGATAATAAGTTTTTGGAGTTATAAATGAACTTGAAGAAGATCCATCACCTTCTAAAGCTCTATTTAATTCATCTTCATAAAATAATTTTAATTCTTGTGTTCTTTGTGGAGCAAGTTTTAATGAAACATAATAAGCAAGTCCTGCGCACATACATGGAACAAATCTATATGGAACATCTGTTGCATTTGTATAAGCTCCAACATCTTGAATTCTTTTAGCATAGTAATATTGCATTACATTATTTACCTGTGATGCACCTGGAGTTAAATATAAAGTAATTGTAATTTTATCTATAAATCTTTGTACATAATATTGTGTTGGTTGACCCTGTGAATATTTAGATGATAATCCACTGTAAGCTGATCTATTAATTTTAGTAAGTGGAAAATCAACAACAGGACTTTGTTCTGTGTTTCTATAAACTGCTTCTAAAATATCATCGGGTCCATAAGTAATAGAATTATAATCATATACAGTTGCATTGTCTGCATGAATTGCAGCAGTTGTGCTATTAGCACCTCTGACACATCCTGTAATTTGATTATTAGAAGTATTTGTACCTGTGTAAGTAATTTGTTCTGAATCTATTAATAAAGTTCCAGTCGTTGGAAATTGCCAAACTGAATCTAGTGTAATTGTAGTTTGAGATGCAGTAATTGCACCATCTAAATAACTAAGTGTTCCGTCTGACGTTCCATCTGATGTAGATCTATAGATAGTATAGACTGACTGACCTTGGATCATTGAGATAGTATTACTTGCTACTTCCCAATAATGAAGACCTCTGTTTGCCCATTCCTGGAACATTATATTTAGAGATCTTCTTGTAGATTCTAAATCTTGTCCAGTTCTTGGTGCAGATAAACCAATCCTTTCGTAAGCCTCTTCTATAATTTTATCTATATAAAAGGTCTTTTCAAAAGTTGTAGTTCCAGAAGTAGTGTTAGCCATTTAGCTTCTCCTACGCTGTTAATCCAGGTCCAGAATATTTATCTGTTAGTAATGTAACTGCCTTAATATTAGTAAGGGTAGAAACATAAATACCTTTTGGAAAAGGAATTCCATCTTCTGGAAAATTTAAATTAATAACATCACCACTTGGAACATCTGCTGTAAACAGATTTGATCCTGATTGACTAGTTGTTGTTAATTTTACAATTCCAACGCCGGAACTATTTGATGCAATAATAATTCCTCTTAGTCTTACTGGAGGTGCTACTACTGCAGTAGAAGTACTTGCTGTAAATCTAGTTGCTTGTATATCACTTTTATAACTCATTTTTTTCTCCGTTAATTAAGGAGCTCCTAAGAGCTCCTTAAAATAATTAATTAAGATGTTGCAATGTCAGTAGTTGGAGCATTCATTCGCTTCCAAGTAGTTCCATTAGAAAATGCATATCCCGGGCTTCCTGCGATTCCATTAGATACGTAAATCATAACACCTGTGTTACCAACTGCACTTAGAGTTTCACCTGAATTTTGTCCACTTGCAATTTGCACAAGTGAAGTAGATGAATAAGACCAAGCAACTGCTCCGCCTTGTTCTGTGTCATTCTCTGGGTTTGTTGAATTAACATTTGGTCCACCGATGAATCCACCGATTGCTACCACTGGTCCTGTAAACGTTGTATTTGCCATAGTTATGTTCTCCTAGTTATTCCAATACCGTCTCTAGGCCGTCGACTATACGCGTCGATAGTGGAAAGTTAATGTATAGTGATTAAGATATAGCTGAATTTATTAAATAGCGCAAGGGATACCTACATCGAAAATCTACTTTTCGGATATATAGCTAGGTTTAGCTAGCTACAGAAAACTCAGGAGCTGACATTTCTACCTTAATTTGTCTATAAGCTATTTCAGCCTCAGACACCTTAATCTGGTTAATGATATCACGAATTTTTTCGTCTATCTTAACCATGTCAAGAGTATATTTTCCCTCTTGAATGTAGTGTTGCTCCCAATCAAGTTCTAGGGCTCTCTTCTTTGTGTAAAGAGCTTGAACGTGATTTATCATCTACGATCTCCTCATAGGTTATCCAGCATTTGTCTTTAGCAAAAGATCTCATGCTGTCTTTGAATATTACCCCATTTTGTCCTATTTTGTCAAGGATAGCCTGTTCTATATCTTTCGCTGTATCAATAGCTTCAATATCAAAATCAGCTTTATAACCATATGCTCTAATTTTAACTTGAAACAATTTTGTCATAACTAATTCTTTCTAACACATTTAAGGGGCCCCATAAAGAGGCCCCAAAAATAAAAAATGCTTATATACTAAGCACCTGGTGAGCCAAACAAACCTCTAGGGTCAGACCAGCCGAAGCTGTATCTTTCTCTAGCTTTGTATCTAACGTTACCAGTATCAAAATCACCTTCCATAGAAGTTTTGATAGCAGCTCTAACAAAGTTTTTCATTCCATTTGGAACGTCCGTTTTGATAAAGAATGCATCAGAATCTGTAAGGAAATTGTTCACAGTATAACCCTGTGGAATCATTCCCATAGATTTGATTGCATTGATGTCGTTATTAGCAGTACCAGTTCTACCTTGAGACGCCATTAATCTCTCCGCAGTGAATTGTAATTCACTAGGGATAATTAATTTAACACCTCTTGCAGCAATCTTTAAACCACGTTCATCAGTGAACGCATTGATATCAATCAATGACTGTTCTAATGAAGTTTCGTTTAAGTCAGCAGCAGTTGCTAATTCATTTTTAAATGAACCAGCAATAGTAGGGTGAGCTTGATCCAATAAAGGAGAGCCATCACCACCTGGGTAAGAGCTTGAAAACGCATTATTAAGTACGTTTGCAGCAGTTACCTGCTTAGTGTTTGCCATAGATCTTGCTAAAGCTTTTGTATATCTAGACGCAAGTCTATCATACAAGTTATCTTCAATCGCTTCTTCAGTGATTGAGAAAGCAAGTGCTACGGTGTTATGTGTGTATCTAGCTGTGAAAGTTTCTTGAGCATTGTCAAAAGTCACTCCAGAACCTTCTGGCTTAACTTGAGCATTTGCGAAACCTGATAACATAACTTCTTCTTCAAAAGCTCTGTCAGAAGTTTCTACATCAAATATTTCAAGATGCTGATTTTCATAACGTTTGTACTCCAGGCCGAATAGTGCATTCAATCCTGGTTCTAGTTCTTTAACTAGCTGTCCTCTTGATATAGCCATATTCTTATACTCCTAAAGTTGTTGTGAACTGATGTTTATTAATTCTAGTTACAAACACAACGTGTGATTGAGTTAGATTATTATCACCAGTATCTTTTGTTGTACCAAGTACCTGTAATTGAAGATTGCTTGTTACTGCTAATGTCGCAGCATTCAATCTACTTCTAGATACGTAGTTTGCTGAGTCCCCTGCCAAATAAGTTATATTCGCATTTAAGAATACATCTGTTTGAGAGTTCCCAGTCGTTTTATTAGATCTGATCTCAAATCTTTCATAAGGATCATCACTTACGAATGCAACGATATCTGTCGCTGCAACCGAAGGGATATAATTCCTCCATGTTGGTTTTTGAGTCGTTGGATCAGTGTAGAAAGCTCCATTAAGTGAACCTAATAGTATGTCGCCTGCTGCTGCAACTCCAATAGTTCCAGTGTTTATTGCTTTCACACCGTCATTGAAATATACAATAGTTGGGCTTGTAGCCACACTATATTCACTTAAACCTTGAGCATCTCTATTTTGACCAACTTTACCAATCGGTCGTAGACCAAAGCCTACTGAGCTTCTATTAGCCATAGTTTTTTCCTTGTTTAAGTTTTTATTTACTTTGTTGATATTACAAAAAAATTATTTTTTGTTTGTACCACCAAAAGTTACACGAGTCTGCCTCTCATTATTGATAGGCATACTTGGATGTTGATCCTTATAAAGGTCGTTATCAATTGCTTCTTCGCGAGCTTCTAT